TGGTGCTTCGTCCTTATTCGAGTTGAAGTCCCATTCCACCACTGAGCGATTAACAATAAGCTTATGTTGATTAAGAACAGGCTCAAGGGTATCAATAATACGGTCTTCTTTTCGGACATTAGCTCGCACTTCTTCAATGTCTATACCTTGTTTAGTTTGTTGAAGATGTTTACGGAATAATTCAGCTACAATACCATCACCAAAGTTTGTCTCAATAAGAAGTTTAGTTACACCAAACTTTTTACAACCTCTTAGGATGTCTAGCAAAGTGTTGTCGCTATAACCATCCTTGTAGGCACGCATCTCATGAAGATAGATGAAACCATTACGTTGGCTAAGGAAGGCTGCAGCTGTTTCATCCGTACCACGACCACTTGGGTCAACACTGCAGATAGTCTCAGTGTAAGGTAGCCACTCACCTTGGAGTTGCATTGGTTTGTAGAAATAATCACCAGGAAGACCAACAGTTGGTAGGTCTTTGATTACATTGCTGGGATCGCTACACCACACCACTGAGTCGGGACATTCAGTTGGGTTAACTGCTGTAACAATAAGGTCAGACATCTTAAGTGGAAACTTCTCAGCATCACTCAAGGTTGTGTCTAGCATGAATTGTAGCATAAAGTTGCTACGACCCATTGATGCTTCCCGTTCAATCAGGTCTTCGTTATCAAAGCGATCAGGGTCTGAAGGTTCCCATTCCTGAGCACCCATCTCCAAATCTTCAAGAATTTCTGGTGCTAGTAAATTTTCATAACCAGTGAGTTTATCTTTTCGTGGATACCGTGCTGGCCACACAAAAGGTTTGTAGTTACGTTCAGCAAGCTTACGATAAATAGTAAAGGTTGTCTGTGGTGTACCGAGGTACATAATGCGTGAATCTTTCTTTGGTGTAAGAATAGATTCGGCTTCCGTACAAAGCTGTAGAAGCTTTTCCCGCATCATTTCAGTAAGACTATTATTAGGAACCTCAACGTCATCTAGAATCATTAGGTCAGCACGACTACCAGTTAGCTGACCACCTATACCAACTGATTTAACAGAAGGTGCTTGGTGAGGAGCACACTCAATATCAAAACTAATACGTGACCAACGAGCTGTGTCTGACTTAGGTTGCATATGTTGAAGCCACGGTGTCTCAACTATTAGTTTTTGACAAAAGATACTAAAGTTATCCGCACGTTCCTTGCTAGCACTAATTACCATAATTTTTTTGTCTTTGTCATTAAATAATGTCCAAAGTACAAAGGCAGCAGTAATCCAAGATTTACCAACACCACGAAATGCTTGAACCATCAAACGTTTAGGTCCGTATTGAAGGTAATCAGCAATAGCATATTGAGCACGAGTAGGTGAAGGTAGATCTAGTTGTGACCAAGTAGCTTGAAGGAAAAGTTTAAAGTCTTGTTGCAATAAAGTCAGCGAGTCTTGTTGCGATGGTGAGAAGTTCTTCTGGTGTGGCATTTGATTTAATAGTGTTAGCTTTATACGAAATAACCCAAACGTTTCCTTTAACGTAACCTTTACTTGAATCAATTCGATCTAATGTAGGTGAATTTGCTTGAACGCTATTTTCACCTTTAATTAGCGGGATTCCGAGTAACGGGCAGTTATCGGGAATAATGATATCATCTAATTTAATGTTATGCTCGAACCCTTTTCGTTTGGCTCGGCTTTTACTTCTATTGAGCATTGCTTGCTCTATACTTGTATTCTTTTTTTGATAATGACGTTGATATGCTCTGTGCTCTTCTGTACGTACTTTAATTTTAGTACATTCAATGCAATGAGCAGTTCTGCCATTACCTTTTCGGTAGTATTCATACAGAGGCTTTTCTACGCCACAGGAAAGGCATTGTTTAGTCATTAGGGTATATTCTATCATGTTGGTGGGTAAAGGCGCCTTGTAGAGGCACAGAGACGCCTCTCCGTTGGTTTAATCAGCAAGAGGAAGTTGCATAGGTGATACACCAGTCATACCTTGAACGTATTCATTAGACTGTGCTTCAATACCACCATATGCAGCACTTTGTTGATTAAGTGGACTAAGTTGGTTCATAGAATTTAAAATCTGACGTGCTACAACTGCTGATTGAAACGGTGCTCTGCTTTGCATTTGTTTTAATTTATTTTGCAGAGCATACCCTTCTTTATGAACGTTTCTATGTTGTTGCGGTGGATACCCTGTAATATTAGCGGCTTGATTGCCAATAGGGACACCGGCAGATTTAAATCTTTGGTGATACTCAGCTTGTCTTTCTGGTGACATATCAGCAAGAGCATTTCCAGTTAAATAGATAGGCGTATTATGATGACCTTCCATTCCTTTAGAACTTGCTGCAGTCATTGCTCTACCAAAAGCTTGTCTATCAGCACCTTTTGGAGTAGAAAGTTGTTCATTTCTAGCCCTCACACTATCAGTACCCGAACCTCTATTACTTTTTCTACTAGATTTAATTTCATCACGTCCACCTTGACCTTGATAATTAGCATTCCACCGTTTATTGTTTAAATTTCTAATAGTATAAACAGTGTTATTACTAGGACGTGTATATTCGGTTTTACCTTCACTAATAGCTTTTTTCCTAGCTGCTAAATCTTCTTTTGATAAAGCCATAATATTTAATTAATATGTTGAAGAATTAGTGATTCGCGGGATGTTATCCCAAATGTAGATCTCATCCACGTGAGCCAATTAGCGCTTCCTTTGTCCTGATTACATTTCCAACAGCTGGGTACAAGATTTGATGTAAGGTCTTGCCCTCCATAACAACGAGGGCGAACATGATCCAGAGTAAGTTCGTGTAATTCATAAGTTTCTCCGCAATAAACACATTGACAATTGAAATGTTCCTTAATGGCTCTTCGCCAAAGTCTTTTAGCTTCAGGACTTGTCATGGTTATTAGGTTTTGTAGGTAGTGATCAGGACTTGGAAGCAGTGGAGTCATTAGGCGTATTTACCTCCCATGCGAGGACGCCTACGATTCTTTGATTTAGACTCAAGTTTGCCTTTGTTGTTACCGGTGTGGCTAGCATCTTTACCATCACCGTTACCATATGTGCCTAGTTTTCTATTTAGTTTGTTTGCAGCAACGCGAATCTTCAATCCTTCACGGGATTTGTTATATTTAGCTTGTTGCTTCAGTCTACGACGGTTAGCTGCAGGGTTTTTGTCGTAGTAACGTTGAGTTTTACCTTTTGCCATAAAGCCTTTTTTGTACAAGTTCAGGATCTACTTTAGGGATAACATTAGCTAGTTTATCCAACGGGTTACCTTCAAGACGTACACCTGTAATGTCATTAGTTTTTAACCACTCTATCGCAGCCTTAATATCAGCAGTAGAGGCTTCACCAGAACGAACACGATTAGCAAGTTCTTTGGTGATCATATCGTGCAATTCTGAAAATTGCTCTTCAGTTGCTTTCTGATGTTTTGCCATAATATCCGTTAGTGCTGTTTGTCAGCCATTTTTCATAATTACTTGATCTAATTTTTCTTCAATTCGCACCATATGTGCTTCCATTTTATGAAAAGCGTTTTCAAAGTCCGACTTAAAGACATAATGCCTAGCCATTGTAAGTTCAGCAGTGTCAACACGACGATCTACCTCAGCAACACGACTATGAACATCATCAATACGCCGATGAATACGGTTAGTTAGGGCTGCTAACCCTGTTATTACAGCAAGACTTGCTGCTACGCCTGCTTCAACCATACTGATCCATTAGTTTAATTAGCTTGTGTGAGTAATCCGGATCAGTGGCGTATCCTTCAGACTTCAGAAGATAGGCACATTCGTTACGAGTTTTAGCACGATTGACACCTTTATATGTTTTGAAATCCTTATACCAATAGTCTACAAGCTCTTTGATGCAGTCATACGGTGTTGGATAGTCCTTAAAGGAAGCTTGGATAGTAACAGGACCATATCCATAGTCTTCCCAAGTAGTTTTAACGGTACCAGGACCTTTGATACCAAAATAGTTATTTTTACCAGAAGTAACTGTACCAAATGCTGACTCAAGAGCCCATTGTGCAGCTACTACTTCGGGAAACTTAGCACCAGCGGTAGCTGCTGCAGCTCTGATGCCTTCCCAAGAGTTATTATGTGTATCGGGTTGGGCGGGTCCATTACGCCATGTAGAGACCCACGTGGCATCATCAGAAAGACCGGCAGGACCTAGTAGTTGCTCTAGTTCCTGCACGGCTTTGAATTGATGAGGCAACCCTTTATAGTTTTTAATTACGTCAAAAAGGTTGATACTCATGGTTAGGGTGTGGTCATGGTTTGAAGGGATGAGTCAGGGAGGCGTTCCGGGAAGTAGGTGAGGCGTACTAAGTGGCCGTTTAAGAATTTAGTTGTACCAGCACCTCTAGCTCCAAGTACTATTTGAGTGTCTGTATAGGCAGCCTGAGTGCCAGTAGCTACTGTCCCACCTTCCAGGCAAATAGAAACTGCTGTATCAGTAAATCCTGCGGCTGTTTTACCGACACCTGTACTGAAGTCAAATGTGTTGACTGTTGAAAGTACAGTACTTCCATCAAACCAGGTGAACTTACTTGGGTTACTTTCATTATTTGTACCTTGTGATGAAGTAGTACTACCCAAGCCATAAGCAGCTCTAGTAGGAGAGCCACCTGTTGAGTCATACGCTGCATAAATAGAACCCTCACTCTGGTTATACCAACTACTAAAATTACTCCCAGTAATACTCGCCACATCCGCCGACCGTGTTAGTGCTGTGCCGCTGGTTGGGATGTAGGAGGTTGGGAAGGAGCCTTCTTCTAGTTGGGCTCCCCAAATGGTGAGCACATCGCCAACGCCGCTTGCATCAGGCAACCCATAAGTAGTTACTTTATTTTTGTTTAAAGCAACTGTTGCTTCAGAAACTAGAGAACCAGAGTTAACAATAATTGTTGCAGATAATCTGTACCATCCATTTGGGTACTCCTCCACCGTTCCGACAAAACTTGAAGCTCCCTGCTGTATTGTTGCCGTGCTCGGTTGTTTTGTGGCTACATCAAACAGCAGTAGTGCCCCAAGGTTGGACCCATAAATTAAAACAGAGAAAGATATTTCAAATTTAGTCCAAACTGAAAATGTGTAGGTTCCAGCCGGTAATTGGGTTCCAGGTTTTCCGTTATATGGATAGGTTGTACTATTGCCAGTCGTTTCAAATTCTGCGGCGTTAAAAGATCCATCAGGACTTAGCTGAGTACTTACGTTATTAGTGACATTGGAAAGAAGCCATCCCGAAAAATCATTACTAGTTTTTAGATTATTAGTCCTACTCTCCTCTACCAACAACCCAAGGCTCTCACCCGTCGTTGGGTCGTGATCGAAGCGTGGTGTATCAGCAGTAGCTGTTTGGATAATACCGTTTTCATCAACATATGTGCCAATACTTGACCGACTAAACTGAATCAATTGCTGACCGGTCATATAGTCATTCAGGTTCTTACCTTCTGCAAACCTCAGATCAAGACTAGGAACGACACCTTTGGCATCGCTATATAGTTTGTTTTCACCCTTGGGTGTGTTTGTACAGGTTAGAGGGTTGGAAAGAACCACTTTTCCAGGTGATCCCAAATAGTCGGGACTCCATACCATAGTCATCACACACCTCCAACGGTGGGACGCTCATACGAAGTAATAGTGGCGGGACGATCAGCACCAAGGAGACCACGATCAACCAGCAAGGAAAGACCATCAGTCACACGTTGGTCATCAAGAGCAACACGTTCAGCGTTGGTCAGTTCAACAACAAGAGCTTGGACTTCATCAGCAGCAGCGTTCTTAGCAATAGCTGCGTCGATCTCAGCTTGGTTATCGGGAGTAGAGGCAGCTTGGTAGGAAGCAACCATGGCTTCATACAGGTCGGTTTGTTCCTGAGTAGGATTCTCCAGGGCTGCATAAGCAGCTACTGCATCATCATACATCTTCTGTTCATCAGCGGTAGGAACACCACCAATTGGATCAGGTACGACAACACGATCTGCTGCTGCAATCAAAACATCATTATATTCAGTTGGAGAAAAGCGTGCAAAGAATGCAGCGCTGGTAATGACACCGTAGCTGTTGGCATCGGCGTAACGCTTACCGTCTTGGGTGAGGAGCCATTCAGCATAGGCTTCAGGCGTCAGTTTGGCACTGTTAGCGGCAAAGATAAGACCGTCAATCGTGCGAGTGTTAGTGATAGTAATTGTGAGAGTGTCCATAGCGTTAGAGCTTCAGAAATGAAAAGATCAAATGCCAGCGGCATCCAGGCGTGCTTTCAGTGCAGCGTTCTCGGCTGCAAGCTCCTTGATGGCATTGACAAGAACAGGCACCAGTGCTTCGCCGTTATAGCGCAGTTTATCTGGATTTTCATTGTCAATAATGACAGCGTTGTCGTCACCCTCCAGTGCCAGGATGTCCTGCGCTTTGAAGCCATAGCGTACAGGGCCGTGAGGAATATCAGTATCTCGATCTTCCTTGAACTGGAACGCGACAGGGTTGAGCTGCTTGACGAAATCAAGCCCGTGAGGAACAAGATCAAAGTTGGTTTTATCTCGTTCGTCTGAAACAACCGTCCACGCAACTTGGATGTAAGCATTGGTGACAGCAGTGCTGCTCATTACCACACGGTTGTTTTCGGTGGTGCAGTCGAAGACGGGAGCGTAGGAGCCAGAGCTGTTCAGACTACCGAGGCAAACGTTGCCTGCGCCAGTGGTGTTGTTGACGAGGGCGCTGCGTCCGTTAGCAGTGTTGCTGGATCCAGTGGTATTGGAAAAGAGAGCTTGGAGTCCGTTAGCAGTGTTGCTGTTTCCAGTGGTGTTGGAGAAAAGAGCTGCGTATCCGTTAGCAATGTTGTTGGATCCAGTGGTGTTGGAATAGAGGGCTTGGTATCCGTTAGCAGTGTTATTGTTTCCAGTGGTGTTGTTGTAGAGAGCTCGGAATCCGTTAGCAATGTTGTTGGCTCCAGTGGTGTTGGCTTGTAATGCACCGCTACCTACTGCTGTGTTTGAGGAAATTGCACCTGCGCCCCGACCAACGGTAATGTTGTTTACCAGTTCGGAGGCTACCTCTAGAGAACCAGAGGAGTCAACGGATACTTGGCTGGTGCCATTGCTTTGAAGATCAAAAAGCTTACTACCAGCAGCACTTGCCGTATCAGTTACATTTACCTTCAAGCCCGTGTAAGTAATACCGGAACTTGTCCAACTCAACTCAGTGTTCAAATCACCCGTACCTGCCAACTGTCCAGCATTATTATACTGGATGTTGCCGGTTGCTCCAGAGACGAGGCCGACGGTGCCGGTTTGATCTGGGAAGCTAATTGTACGGTTAGCAGTAGGTGTAACAGCTTGAACAGTGGTAGTAAAAGTACCACCACTATCAAGAGTAATATCACCGTTAACATTCAACGAACCACCAGAGAAGCTCATGTCTGAGCTACTAGCCATTACGTTGTCAAAGTTACCAGTGAATGGATTAAATACTAGAGCCATTAAACAGTCCTCGTAACGGTTTGCA